ACCATACATTAAGGCTAGAGAAGATGGATTGCGATTTATAGATAGAAATAAAAGTGCTTTATATTTTGCAATTGCAAGTCACATTACTTTGGCAAATGCCAAAGACACACTATTAAAGAAGATGAACCAGATACAAAGTATTGGTCACTTTTTAAGAACTAGTGATGGTTATAAAGTAACAGCACCTGAGGGTTATGTTGCAGTTGATAAAGTTGCAGGTGCAATTAAGTTTGTAGATAGATTAGAATTTAGTAGGGCAAACTTTACAATGCCGAAAGGTTGGAATTGATGAAAGTTTTTAAACAATATTTTTTTGAAGCGATAAACAAACCAAAAATTATTATGGTAGGTGGACCTGGTTCTGGTAAGTCAACTTACTCTGAAATTATTACAAAGAAGTTGAACATACCACACATTTATACTGGTGACATGTTACGAAAACTTGCTAAGACAGATACACCAGATGGCAAAAAAGTAAAAGCATTATTAGATGACGGTAAATTTGCACCTATAGATATTACTTTTAGAGTAGTAAAAGAAAGATTGGCAAAACCAGATGCACAAGACGGATATTTGTTTGATGGTTTTCCTAGAAATGTTGAACAAGCAGAGAGAATGGTCACTGAAGAAATTGAACATGACTATGTGATTAATCTTGTTGTATCTGAAGAAGAGATTATCAGACGATTAACAGCAAGAGGTAGAGAAGACGATAAACCTGAAATCATTAAAAAGAGATTAGAGGTCTATCACAGAGAAACCAAACCTTTGTTAGATTATTATAAGAACGATATCATAAATATTAAAGCCGAAGGTGGTACACCAGAGGAGATAGCAAACAAAATAATAGAGAAAGTAAAATGAAAACTTTTGATGACATAAGATTTCAAGAATTAAAAGAAGGACTATACGACCCCAATATTTTCAAGGCATTTTTCCTTGCAGGTGGTCCAGGTTCTGGTAAAACATTTGTAACTAGAGGTGCATTTGGTGGCACAGGTCTAAGAGTAATAAATTCAGATAACGCCTTTGAAAGAGGTTTAAAAAAGGCAGGTTTATCTCTTAAAATGCCTGATAGTGAAGAACAAGCTAGAGATATGGTTCGTGCTAGAGCAAAGGCAACAACAAGTAATATGCAAGACTTATCAATTCAAGGTAGATTAGGTCTTGTAATTGATGGCACAGGCAGAGATTACGATAAGATTTCTTATCAAATGAGATTACTAAAAGAATTAGGTTACGACACATACATGATATTTGTTAACACAAGTTTAAAAGTTGCGTTAGAAAGAAACGCAAAACGAGATAGAAGCGTGCCAGAATACATTACTAAAAAATCATGGACAGATGTTCAGGCAAATATAGGTAAGTTTCAAAACTTATTTGGTATGTCTAACATGGTAATTATTGACAATAGTAAAGACGATAAAGAATTAACAACTCAAATTATGGCAAGAGTTTCAAAAGCAGTAAGAGGTTTATTAAATACACCAATTAAATCATATACAGCAAAGAGATGGATGGCCTCAGAAAGAAAAGCAAGAAGAAGAAAATGAAAAAGTTTAGAGAAGTCATAGAAAGCATTATTGATATTCCTAGAAGGACATATGCGCCTAAGGTATTTGATGATGCTGAAACTAATGACCCTAAAATTAAACCAAGTGTGAAAGCACAAATAGAGAAACAATTAAAGGAGTTTGAAACAGAATATCCTGTAATTAAGTATTCTCTAATTGGTTCTATTTTAACTAAACGATATAGAAATGATGCTGACTTAGATATTAATGTATTGTTTGATGTACCAGTTGGCAAAAGAGAAGATGAAAGAGTAAGACTTTCTAAAAAGTATTTGTCTGCTAGTAATCCTGACAACATTCAAGGTAAGTTAATACCTGGTTCTGAACACCCTATTAACTATTACTTTATTACAGATGAGGCAACTTATGAAAGCCAAAACCAAAAGGCTGATGCAGTATTCGATATTGAGCGTAATGTGTTCATCAAAAGACCAGAAGATTTTGTCTTTGATGTTGATATGTATATCAATGACTTCAACAAAAAAGTACAAGAACTTGATGTTGCAAAAGGTGAATTAAAAAGAGATATTATTGATTATAATGAGTTGACAGAATTATCTCCTAATGATATACTGAACCTACAAGATAAAATTAAAGATAAGTTAGAAGAAATTGAGGACGATTTGAGAGTGATTGTAAGAGTTGGTGATAATGTAGATGCAGAAAGAAGAGCTGCCTTTGATAAAGATATGTCACCAGACGAAATACAAACATACGGTGTTAAGAATAGATTACCTAAAAATGTTATCTATAAAATGTTAGAGAAGTACCACTATATGAAGTTTTACAAAAAATGTAAAAAGATTTTAGAGGACGGTATCGTGACAGATAAAGAGATAGATGATTTAGAAATGCATGAAGCAAAAGGCAAATCAGTTGCTTTTGCATTTGGTAGATTTAATCCACCTACTATCGGCCATGAAAAACTAATTAAGAAAGTAAAATCTGTAGGCACAGATGACTACAAAGTATTTTTAAGTCGAAGTGAGGATCCTAAAAAGAATCCTCTATCACCTAGAGATAAACTTTCTATTATGAAAAGGTTGTTTCCTCAACATTCAAGAAACATAGAAATCAATCCAACTAATATGGTATTAGACCTTGCAACTATGTTATACAAAAAAGGTTACACAGATGTAACTATGGTTGCAGGCTCAGATAGAGTAAGAGAATTTGAAACCATCTTGAAAAAATACAATGGTGTTAAATCAAGACATGGTTTATATGACTTTGAGAATATCAAAGTAGTATCTGCTGGTGAGCGTGACCCCGATGCTGAAGGCGCAGTTGGTATGTCAGCATCTAAAATGAGAGCTGCGGCTGCTAAAGGTGATTTAAATAGTTTTAAAAAAGGATTGCCTGCTGGTGCAGATGCAGAGGGAATTATGAAACAAGTCAGAAAAGGTATGAAGTTAGCAGCTTCTTATGGTAGTGTTGGTCATCATATCGGCACAAGAGAAAAACCTATTGCAAGTTTAGAACAATTTGAACAACAACAAATTAGAGACTTGTATATTCGTGAAATGATTTTTAATATTGGTGATGAGGTTGATTATGTAAAAGAAGATATACAAGGTAAAGTAGTTAGACGAAGCACAAACTACATTGTTGTTGAAGATAAAAATAACAATTTACACAAAGCGTGGATTTGGGATTGTGTCCCAATAGCCGCAGATAGAGAGGTAGAAGTGCGAGAGTATAACTTAGATGTAGATTATGGTTTTGAAGCCGTATCAGAAAAGACAGAGGACCTTGATGCACAACCACAAGATAGAGATGTGAAGAAAAAGAAAGGTACTCAACCTAAAAAGTATTATAAGAGTTTAAGTAAAGATGTTAAGAACAAGAGAGCTGACTACTTTAAGTCCAAAGATACAACCAAGAATGACAACAGACCAGCTCCTGGCGATAAGGATGCAAAGACAAAACCTAGTATTCACACAAAGAAATACAAGAAAATGTTTGGAGAGTTATCGCAAGAACTCAAAGACGCTTGTTGGTCTGGTTACAAACAGGTCGGTCTCAAAAAGAAAAACGGAAAAATGGTACCAAACTGTGTTCCGGAATCTTATGAGATAGGTGCCGACTATGCGAACCACGCCAAAGATATAACACCAGGCGAAAAACCAGATGCAAAGCCAGTTGATAGTAAAGATAGAGGCAAACCTAACAAAAATGATGTAAAAGAATGGGCTGCTTTAGATACCACAATAGATAAATATAAGCAACGATATAAAGAAGAGTGGAAAACTAGACTTGATGAAGTGGTTACAAAGATGATGGAGAAACTATAATGTTGACCTTTGCAGAATATAAAGACGAAATTAGTAAGTCTGTTCACTACCATGTAGAGAACAATATTCCGTTTGCAGAAAACATTTATAGAGTACACAGTGAAGAGTTTTATAATCTGTTTAATGAGGCTAGAACCTTGTGGCAAAATGGTCTTTTGACCGAGTTGACCAATTGGGACGAGCATTTATTAAAAACTGATATTGGAAAGTTTGGCATTTATGAAGGTCAAAAAGTCCCGCTAGACTGTCCAATACAAGAGGAAGATAAAAAAGATGTGGAACTTAATAAACCAAAAAAAGGCGGACCTAAAAAATTTTATGTGTTCGTTAAAGACCCGAGTACAGGCAATGTTAAAAAAGTTACTTGGGGCGATACGACAGGCCTTAAAGTTAAATTAAACGACAAAGAGGCCAGAAAAAGTTTTGCCGCTAGGCACAAATGTGACCAACAAAAGGATAGAACAAAAGCTGCATATTGGGCTTGTAATCTTCCTAGATACGCTAAATCACTAGGTTTAAGTGGCGGCGGCAACTTTTATTGGTAAGTTATGAACGGATTTGTAGAGGCAATGGCGATGGCAAGTGTACCATATATACAGTTTGGAAAAGGCAAAGCCATTGTTCGACAGTTTCAAAATGATGTTGATGAACAAGAATTAGTATGGCATAAAGACAAAAAAGATAGAACATTTAAAGTTATATCTGGTGTTGGTTGGAAGTTTCAACATGATAATGAGTTACCTTTTGTTATGAATATTGGTGATATTATACAAGTTAAAAAGGAAAAATTTCACCGAGTCCACAAAGGACAAGGAAAACTAATTATAGAGATAGAGGAACATGACTAGGTACAGACAAACATTTACAGACGCATACGCCAAAGTAAAAGAACTTGGCGAAGCAAAGTACAGATATGACGGCAAAGTTGTCTTCATTTCAAAAGCAGAATTTAAAAAGATTTCGAAAGATTTTAAGAACGCAACACCAGGACAAGAGAGAATGGTGGTACTTGACCCTAAAACACAGGCAACAGTATCAGCACCTGTTAAGTTTGAAGAGTTTGACTTAACTGAGAGTGACCATGAAATCTCTATGGCTCGTGGCGAACTAGAAGCAATCGCTGATAAAGCCTTGAAACTTTCCTCTATGTTACAAGGTAAGACAGATGATGCTCAACTAGAAGCATGGGTACAATCTAAAATCACAAAAGCAAAAGACTACATCAACTCTGTTACTGATTACATGGAATATAATCCAGATATGAACGAAGCGAAAGTAACATGTCCTAAATGTGAAGGCAAGGGTTGTGAACATTGTGATAACAAAGGGTATCACATTACAGAAAGTTTTAGTGACGCTCAGATTGCAAAACTTAAAAAAGAATATGAGCCTTTAAGAAATAAAAAGATTTCTATTGACAATGCAAATAAACTTGGTGCTATGTTTACTAAGTTTGACAAAGATAAGAACGCATTAGAAAAGTTATATGGTGGTGATATACCATTTATCTCTACTATGGCAATGACTAGA